AATCGAACCCGCATCATCAGCTTGGAAGGCTGAGGTAATAGCCATTATACGATGACCGCATGGTCCGCCACCGAGGGCTCGAACCTCGCACCGTCAACGTAGAAGGTTGATACTCTATCCCGATGAGCTAGTGGCGGCTGGTGGCCCTTGCTGGACTTGAACCAGTGACCGGGCGATTATGAGTCGCACGCTCTGACCAACTGAGCTAAAGGGCCGGGAACGAGATAGTACATAAGCAAAACTAACCATGCAAACTAAACGGTTCCAGTGGTTGCGGATGATCCTGTCTGATATTGTTAAATCGCCAAAAGTAACCACATCAGACAAGGAGATGTTATGTCCGAGTACCATAGCTTGCTTCACGTCATCAGATCACGTGTATGTGAAAACCGAAATATGTCTCACTCCGCTTATTATCAGGGAAGCCTGCAGGACAATCAGATCAGAAACAGAACGGCGCTAATATTCACCCTTGAAATGATACTCCACCAGCACAGAATAAAGTATGGAACCATTTTCAATCCGCTCGAGGGAAAAGATGCGCTCTATCATCTGATTTTTATCAAAACACACTGGTTACTATCCGATATCAGAAACCTCACCCTCGAAGATGCCTTGTTCGTCATGCAAGAGGATCTGAGAATAGAGAATCTTTCCAATGATGCGCAAGATGCTCTGAAAAACTTTAATCTACCTTCTGTGGCTTTTCAATTTGAGGATTTTCCAGAAGCGGATTGGAACTATAAGGAAAACTCAACATTCCTACGAAGCCTGACGTTGAAAGCAGGCTAATAGACGCGTTTATTTCCCCAAGTCGCTCTACAAGAGCTGCTTTTTCTTTTACCAGGCGGTTGTAATGGGTGAGGTGAAGTTTTTGCTGCCCAAGCCAGTCCTCAAGCTGTTCGGACGTCATGCCAGGATTAAAAAAATAAGGTTGCTGCTTTTCGTCTTGCATTATTGACCTCCGGAAAAGCAAAAACCCCGCCAGATGGCAGGGTCATAATCAGTTTCATTTGGATGTACGTATCCATGATTAGAAGCATACAGGACAGTTTTATGCAAAGTCAACAACAACGTGCAAAAAAGAGTCGCCATTTGCTCCGATCGCATCAATAAGTTGTTGCTTTCTCAAATTCTGATGATGCCTGACGCTCTCCCTTGTGCAGTGCATCAACCAACATTTCATAGAATGGCTTCCAGTTACGAGACCATGAGGACTGATGGAGATCCGGCAGACGTTTAAGGATAGCCCGGTGAACGGTCGCAGATGACACTCTGGAATACCCCTCGCCGCTGCAACGCTCACACGTTTTGAAAACCGGTGCGCCGCAGTCTTTTGTCGCGATGCGGTCCAGTACCTCGCCCTTTCCGCCACAACGGCAGCGGGCGCTGATTGTTCCTTTGCCTTCGCAACTATCACAGACGGCGGGAACAACCTCTGTTACCTCTGTCCACAGTTCCCAGTCTGACGGACGAACTGCGCGCGAACGGCTGGCCCAGTATGGCGCTTTACCCCACGGATAAGTTACTTTACGCGTGGTCTGTGTGCGGGATGTTCTCCCGCTACCGCTACAACTGTGGCACGTCACGCTGGTGGCCGCCGAACGGGAGTATTCAGCAAAGGCAAATTGCGCCAGCATCAGCATGCACCATCCCAGCTCACCACCGGCTGCTTTGCGCACGTTCTTTGGTGCAGTCTCCATCGCATGGCGTGCCAGCGCCTGTACAGCGAGTTGCTCATCGCTTTTGCTGATCCCGGTCTTACCGAAGAAAGCAGCCAGGCCGAACCGCGCGCGGCTGCTGGTTGTACCGATGGCTACCATAACATCGGTCCCGGTAATCCGATCGGGAGAAGTATCTTTCACGCTGTCGCTGATATGCATCCCCTGAGGGCTGAAGTGTTTAAGTGAGGCTTCCAGTTTCATGCTTTCCCCTCAGAATCCACATTACCCAAAAAATCAGAATCGCCACCTAACCTGGCTACCTCATTTTTAAGAATGATATTTTCTAGTATCAGCGCCCCGATCTCGCTGTTAAGGTGCGACACCTTATCCTTCATCGCAAAATAATCATCGGGGTTAATGATCTCCTGAAGCTGACTTTTGGCAAACATGAACCGTTCAAATAAATCCGTATCAACCCCACCGAAAGACTCAATACCATCGTCTTCTTCTTCCTGCTGGCGAACCAGTGATTTCAGGTGCTGATAGTTTTCAATAGCTTCTTTTAAAATTTCGTTTGTCATGCTCAGTACCTCGTAACATTGCTTGCTTCCCATTCCAGATCCACCTCGCTCTGAGGCTTACCGACAAGGTAATTAAATGGCTGCTTTTCACCCTCAAGAAACTGGTGTGAACGGGTATCAAAATTTGCGCCTATATCACCAACCCAACCTTCACCTTCGCGTTGTTTGAGCAGGCGAATCATCGAAGCCGGCATCTGGATTGCAGCCTGCTCATCCTTGTCCAGGCTTTCGTATCCCATTTTTTCAGCCTTACGTTGTGCCAGTTCGCGGGGGATGTTGCGCCAGACGGACATAACGTTGTCAGGCATATCGGTTAATGCACCGGTGCCTTTGACGTCCATTTTCCCGGTCGGTGCCGCTTCGTTAGTTTTGCGGGCGTGCGTCACCAGAAGGACGTGACAGTTATGTTCGTTTTTGAAGTCACACAGGGTGTCGATAAATTCTTTCTGTCCGCCGTAGTCCTCCTCATCGAGGCCACATTTCGCCAGGTTGTCGATAACGAACAGATCGATTCCATACCGACGCCGGGCATAGGCGAATATTTCCAGCAGACGGCCAGCTTTCGCGGTGCCGGTGAGTTTGAACACCCACAGACGATCGGAGAACCATTCGTTCGTCATAACGATTTCTTCGCGCTTCGGTGATGCGGTACAGATAGTCTGCCGCGTCAGACGGGCCAACATTTTCCCTGGCTTCAGTTCCAGAGAGGCGATGCACGTCCGAATCCCCTGATTCATAGCAGCAACTGCGATATGGCCAACCAGTTCGGTCTTGCCGTGACCATTCACGCCATTTACCAGCGTCAGTTCTCCGGCGCGAAATTTGAAATTGTAATTCAGCGAGGTCCATGGGCTGGTGAACAAGCCAACATCGCGATGCTCAAACGCTTCAATGGTTTCCTGAAGTAAATCACCTGCCGAGCACAGTTCATCTGGATCGAAAAATTTAGCGCGTTCCATGTGCTCCAGGATGGACTCACTGTCCATGCCGCTCATCAGGCAATCGTTGATATCCTTGTGCGGGAGTTCAACCAAGCGGCAGCGATGCTCGCCAAGTCGTCTGGCAATTTCCTTTGCAGCTTCACGGCCGACATCGTCGTTATCCAGGCAAAGCCAGATCTCCTGAAAGCGATCCAGATTGTGGTACTCATATTCAATCCACTGCTGTTTGGCACCCTTGCCGCCGCCAAAGGGAACAGAAAGCGCGTCGTAACCAAGCTGCGTGAAAGTCATACAGTCAATCTCGCCTTCGCACAGAACAACCAGACGCGTGGATTTGTCCAGGGCCTGCCAACCAAAGAGACATGGCTCGCAATCCGCCTCAGCCATAATTATCTTTTTGCCGTTTGGTCTTTCAGTACCTATGCGTTTTACTTGCAGCAGTTCGCCATTCCGGATGTACGGGAATGCCACGGCGGGTACTTCTCGATTTTCTTCGTGATACCAGACCACCGCATCAGACACACGGAACAGATCCGCCGTCTCGCGGGTGATTCCTCGCGTAGCTAGGTAGTCGTAACAATTGCTCGCTTTTTTCACGCCCTTCTTCGTCGGCCTGGAGAATGTTTTTTTCTTCGCCTCGAAATGGTGATCGTCGTCTTTCAGACCGAGAAATTCTTTTGCCTCACGCATCGCATCATGCAGCTGGCAGTTGCGTACCAACACCCACAAATCAAGCAGATCACCACTGTCGCCGCTGGCGAAGTCTGCCCACGTTTTTTTGCCACCGATGTTAATTTTAAGGCTCTTTCCGGCGTCACCGTTGGTATTCCCAACACACCATTCTTTGCCTTCCAGGTGACCTTTTGGCAGCAGGTACTTTGCAACCCTTTCGGCGTTGTCCCATAATTTTTCTGAAAGTTCGGCGGGCGTCATGCTCACTCACTCCGTAAATCAAATTTAACAAAACACCATGTCACGAATTCCTCGCTCAGAACGCCGTGGTTATAACCTGCAATCAGCACGCTCTTGAGGAATGGTTTCATTGGCGATACCCACCGCGCTTCATGCGCTCGATAGCGGCCTGGTTGATAAATACCTCCGCTGTTCCATCTCCAGATGGTGTGCACCATGACCCAGCTGGCGGTTGACTTGCGGTCAGCGTTTCGTTTTCAGCTAGTGACATTGCGGGCTTGTTGGGCACACGATCCGGGAACAATCCCTGCCAGCCTCCAGCAATTGAGCGTCGGATCACTTCATCGGCATTCTGATGGCCTGCAAGCTGCTTAGCCTGGTATGCGCAGGTTGTTTCCGTCAGCGGTTGACGCTTCTCCCGGCGAAATTTAATCCAGTCCAGCCAGATTTCAGCGCTGACGTTTTCAGGTTTTAGCCATGCAGGGTCGAAAGAAGATTTTTTCTGGCGCTTTGCGCGCACTTCTTGTGGTTCATGATCTTTTACTTGTGGATCATGTTTTAAACCTTGTGGATCATGTCCCCCAGAATCTGACTGGTCAAAATGGTTGTTTTTGCCAGAATCTGACGGGTCAAGTGCACTTGAGTCACTCATTTCTGACGCGTCAAAATCTGACTTGTCAGAATCCGATACGTCAGAATCTGACGGGTCAAAATGGTTGTTTTTGCGTCGTTCCAGACGAAGAGCAGATCTCTCCCGAAGTGCAATTTCTTCAAGTTTTTCGACATTCAGAAAGTACATATTTGATGTATTGCGGTTACCATTCCGGCGATTCTCACGTCGAAGCCATTTCTCTGATTCAAGTTCAGCAATGGCTGTTCGTATGGTGCTCTCCCCCGCGCCAAGTTGGCGGGCAATGGTTTTTATGCCAGGATAGCTTTTCCCATCATCACTGGAATAATCAGCCAGGCGTACCATAACCATTAGCCGCGTCCCCTTGACACCAGAAACAGCGCAGGCATCCCAGACATAGCCCTGTAGTTTGCTGCTCATGATGTTAACCTCTTGAAATACTGTTGAAACTTCCAGACCGGTTGCATGCACTCATGCGGGTATCCGGGCCGAGTGAAATAAACCTGCTGCTTTTCCCGGTTCCATCCGGTGACATGCACAACAACACCTCGCGGATCGCGATAATTGATATCGAGTGACTTAATCGGATTTGGTGATGTGTTCGCGTGTGACATGTCATGCCTCTGAGGATGGGCGCGGGAATAATTTTGGTTTATCGGGTCTCAATTCATGGGCGGGAATTCCGGTTAATGCAGCCACATCAGGCACATGTTCAACGCCAACAAGACCAACCTTTCTCCAGCGAGAGACTGACGGCTGCTTTACACCTATAGCCCGAGCTAAGGCATTGACTCCGCCAGCCGCGTCAATAGCCCTTTCAATTGCTGATTTCATTTTTTTACTCACCTCATTCGATTGCTATCGATAAATAATAGCAATAGCTATTGGAATGAGCAATAGACTTGTTTATCATGCCGAACTAGAATGTGATAGCGGAGGCTATAAATATGCAAGAGAGTACACTTAAGACGTTAGCAGACAGACTTAACTACGCAATGCATGAAATGGGCATGAGCCAAGGTCAATTGGCAAAGGCAGCAGATATGGCGCAACCAACCATATGGCGCATAACGTCTGGTAATGCTAGAGGAACAACAAAAATCGTTGAAATTGCGAATGCTTTAGGTGTTCGCTCGGAGTGGTTGTCAAACGGGACTGGGCCAATGAGAGTTGATGCCAAACAAACAACCTCCGAAATTACCAACAAAACAGACCCAAGTATCTTCAGAGTTGACGTACTCGACCTCACGGTTAGTGCAGGCCCAGGAATAATTAACAGCGAATTCGTGGAGGTGTTGCGCTCCGTGGAATACTCAGTTGAAGATGCACGACAAATGTTTAACGGACGAAAACAGGAACAGATACGCATCATCAACGTTCGTGGCGATAGCATGTCCGGAACAATTGAGCCTGGTGATTTACTTTTCGTCGATATCAGCGTTCAGCACTTTGACGGCGACGGCATTTATGCGTTCATATACGACGATACGTCGCATGTTAAGCGTTTGCAGAAGATGAAAGACAAGCTCTTGGTTATCTCTGACAACCATACTTATCGACCATGGGACCCGATCGAGAAAGAAGAGATGAACAAAATTTTCATATTCGGAAAGGTGATAGGCAGCATGCCACAGACGTACAGAAAACATGGTTAAAGCAGTTCAAAGACAATGAAACTCCCAGCAACAGAAAGTGAATAGCTTCCAACCCGGCCACCGTGCCGGGTTTTTATTTACCACCCTCGCTACCTGTGTAACCACTCATAATCGCACGACGTCTAATTACTCTCCCTTTGATTATCAGGATTGATACCTCGTAATTTCATAACGTTGGATGCTCTCCGCAATACAACAAAAACCAAATAGCTGATTTTTTATTATTGATATCAATCACATAAAAAATAATAGCAATACAGATAGCAATATCTATTGCAATAAGTAATAGCAGGTTCTATCATTCAACTATCAAGTTAACGTAGAGGTGATAGGAAATGACAGAAACGATAAAAACATTTAAGGGGCTATCCACTCGCCCAAGCGATGCTTTCAAGAATATGTCCTTAATCATTGAAGCTGCTAGTTTGTTATCTGCAACTAACGATGACAAGTATCGTGAGATCAGCGATACCCTCCTTGCATTTGTTTGTAATTATGCAAATGAGGCCCACCAGAACGAATCGGAGAAACGCCAATGAAAACCTTTAAAGGCCTCACCCTCGAACCGGAAACCGCTTTTCATCAGATAGCGGTTATGATTGAAGCGGGATTAATTATTTCGGTTACAGATGGAGAAGACCATTCAGATCTTGGTGACTGCATTTTTATTCTGGCCAAGCAATACGCAGAAGCAGCCCATGCTAACGAGATGGAGAATAGAAAATGAAAACTCCAGTTGAAATTCTCGAAAGTATCGCAGCTGATATTGTGGAGAATACTTCACTACTTGAGGTTATTTACCGTATCAATGAATTGCCACCAGAAGCAGATAATGCAATTGCATGCCTTATTCGCTCAATGCAGAAAACACTGGATGGTGTTAATGAATACGTCACTATGCTACACCAGACGCGCATTACCCAGCACGCCATCGCCGATAATTCATCCACAGGGGCAAGCAAGAGATTAACATCTGGCGTGCTTAACTCCTGGGCTACTGAAGCCGGAAACTGCAAAATGGCGGTTTGTAATGCGATGGATTGCATTCCGCAGGAATTATCTGCAATCGGAACTCTGACTATAGTTTTTGAAAAGCTTGCAGAGCTACAAGAAGTAATCAGCAAAAGATCTGAAATAATAAACTCGTAATTAGCAAATAAATAATTAACGCCTTGACTGGTGTGGCATCACTCACCCTGAGGAAATGCAGATGAATATTACCGTCAAAAGTGAAGTCTTAAATAACAAGATCCATTCAGTTAATCAGGATGACGACATTCTTTATATAAACAAGGCACACAAAACAGCAGAGTGTGCCAATAAATACGCGCATGAGCTACGTGCAGAGTTTATCCAGTTACTGATGCCAGCAATCACGCGTACAGATGTGAAGGTAGCAGGAAGATTCACCTCGTTACTTAATGAGCTTTGCTTCATGACCCAAATGACCATGGAGAATTCATCCAAGGGGGGGCAATAATGACTTTTCTGAGAGATAAAGCGGCACATAAAACAGCAAAGCTCTTTGCCTCTTATGGCAATAGCTATCTGCATATTGCAAACCTTTTTCTGCGCAAGGCTTACGGGCGGTAATGACAATGAAAAACAACACCATTGAAATTTATCGCCACCGTATTGCTATTGCGGCATTAAACCGAATGAAGCGCAAGACAGGAGGTTACTGCCTCTCCGTAAATATGCCCGATGACAATATTCAGGTTATCGAGATTAACGAAGAATCAATGCTGAAACTTTTGCTGCGTTTCGAAAAACAGGCTCGGACTGAATTCAACACAGAAGCGGAAACATTTCTTCGCCTGACGTATATGAAAAGTGTCGATATCAATGGACACACCGAATATCTGACCGAAACAGGAAAGATGATTGTTGACGAGATTTTTGCGGAATTAATTAAACACGCGAAAGAGAAATACGTATGTGGAGGGATTAACTAATGGCCTCACAACAAACAATTATGCATGGAATGCAGATCCCCACCCCAGTTCTCAACGTGGATCTGCACGTCCTTCCGAACTTCACCGGGCGCGTTGTTCTTTACATCGAAAAAGGTCGTGTGACATGCGACCGCCGGCTGCTCGACGACGAACATATTTGCGCACTGGACACTTTTATCGAAATGGCTCGCGAAATGGAGCTACGCCTTGAGGAGATATCGAATGACTGACAACCGTACCGTAAGCGCGATTGACCTCGCGTTACATAAACACGATACGCCAGTTGGCCCTTTGTTCGTGGCAGTACGACACGGGCGCACTAAAAAATGCTTCACACGGGATACGGCGATCCGCTATCTGGCTTTCTTCATGACCACCGAAGCTTTCAGCCGTTCTGGTTTTGAGCAGCGTCACCCGCGGGTGCGTATTGATCGCGATGACAGGGAGGTATGGCGAGACGGAGAAACAAAGGCTGAATATCTTGCCGCCCACCAACGTTGTATTCGCCGTCTGCGTCGCATCTTGGCACGTAAGCGAGAAATGCAGAAATGGTGTGAAAAGTGGGATGCCATGCACGACAGCTACTTGAAAGAACGCAATGAACTTCAATCCAGCAAACCAGAGGGTGTGCGCTGATGGCTAACCAGGATAACGCAAACGTTTTTGCAGTTGAATCCTCGCACAGGGTGCCGAATGCAAAGCATCTTCGACGCCAGTCGAGAATTTACAGTCCTGATGAATTTCTCGCGTTACCAATGGTGCAAGAGTTCATAAAGAACAACCCGAATCAGTATTTTGTCAATGAAGAAACCGGCGAGCAAATGATGGCCCAGAAGCTGGCAGAACTTTATTGCTCAGTGAACAACGGAAAGAAAATGAAGAAAGCGCTGCGTCGCGCCTTTGGAGATAAAGCATGAAAACTGAATTAGTACCGGTAGCGGCAATCGATCTGCAGCGCATCGAGTATCGCGGTCAGCGCGTTGTGACAACTGAGCAGTTGGCGGCGGGTTATGGTGCAACGGAGAAAATGCTCACAAATAACTTTTCTCGCAACGAATCGCGCTTCGTTGAGGGTAAGCATTTCTTCAAAGTGGAAGGTGCTGAATTGCAGGAGTTCAAAAGGCTCCCCTCTTTAAGAGGGTTGGTTAGTAAATATACGAGTCAGTTGATTCTCTGGACCGAGCGTGGCGCAGCCAATCACGCAAAAATGCTGGAAACCGATCAGGCATGGGGTTACCACGAAGACCTGGTGGAGTTTTACTTCACGCAGCGTGACGCAATTGCCCTGCCAGTCAGCCGTAAAGAGCTGGCGCTAATGGTGATTGAGGCAGAAGAACGTGCCGAAGCTGCTGCACTGGAAAATAAAACTCTCAGCGCCACCGTAGAAAGCCTGGAGAAGCACTTCACCAAAGGCATGACGATCCCTGCCTTCTGTAAGGGTCTGAACGGTGTCAACGTCAGCAAAATGTCTTGGTGGGCCTATGAGCGCAACTGGCTCTACAACGCCCAGCGGGATCCGGATAAAAACCCAAAGTGGCGGGTGGCATCATATGCCCGCGACAAATACCTGACCGAAGACGAAACGCAAATCACCCCGCACGGATCAGACGAATTTACCCGGTTTACGCCCGTGCTTCTTGAAAATGGCTGTCACCGCCTGTACCAACTGTACATGAAAGGTGAGTTGCCTATGAAAAAGACCTGGAATGGCGAGTACAGCCACGATAAAGCGATTTATACGCCGGAGGGTCGGGGAAATGAATAAGCAATTCTGGTATCCCGCGGGATCATTACAGATAGCCCACCAGCAAGCTCTGACATGGGTATGCGATGCGTATCTGTTTTATCTGGTCAGCCTTCACCGCCGCCCGGTTTATCGCCACCAGTTCGGTGATATTTCCCTTGCTCAGCCAGCATTACAGGGATTCATCGATTCGTATCTGGAAGACAAAGGCTGGGATATGGAAAAACGCCGTGCCCATTACATCAACATTCTGGACCTCATTAAATATATGCACCGCAGTAATTCTGACTTCATCGACTGGGGGGCTGTACCAACATTAACCCCAAGGGGAATCCGATGGATGAATGCCTGCTTCTCAAGGCTTGGGGAAATGGTGAACAGTTATGGGGGATGGGAAAACTACACAAAAGAAACTGCCGGAGATTCAATTTCATGAACGACGTTATCTGCGGAGGTGAAGTAATGCACAAGGCATTCGAAATATGGGTGCGCCAACAGTACGGGAGCCGTTACGGCCTTACGCGGGATTGCGACGGTTTCTACTACCAGGAAGTGGTAAAGAGAATGTTTGAAGTCTGGTGCCACTGCCGTGGCCTGAATGTAGTGTGAGGTGGGTATGTCAAATGTGATTATGCTGGTACCTAACGACTGGGTAACTGAAAAAGTTTTGATATCTGTAACCGGGCTTAAGCCCGGTACCATCACCCGCGCTCGTAAGGAGTCATGGCTACTTGGCAGGGAGTACGTTCATGTCTCACCAGATGGAAATCCGAAGCCATCAAGTGAGTGCATGTACAACAGGAAAGCAGTCGATCTCTGGATCGAGGCGCAGAAAAAAAATCAACCAGGTGCGCAAAGAGCATGAAAAGCAGTACACTCGTCGATGCTCCTGGACGTCAGGAGGGCTTAATGGCTAATACATCATACCCGACAGGCGTCGAAAACCACGGCGGTTCACTCCGCATCTGGTTTCTGTATAAAGGTAAACGTGTCAGGGAAAACCTCGGTGTCCCTGACACTGCAAAAAATCGCAAGATAGCTGGTGAGCTGCGTTCTTCGGTTTGTTTTGCGATAAGGATGGGAAATTTTAACTATGCAGAAAAATTCCCAAACTCACCGAACCTTGCCCGGTTCGGTCAGGATAGAAAGGAAATTACTGTGCTGGAGCTTACAGAAAGATGGTCAGAGCTGAAGAGAATGGAGATCAGCTCTAACACCATGAGTAGGTACGAATCCATCATAAAAAACATGCTTCCGCGCATCGGCGAAAATAAAATGGTTTCTGCGGTTACCACTGAAGATTTGCTGTATGTCAGGAAAGAGTTGCTGACGGGCTTCCATGTAATGAAGAAGGATCACCGGACACAGGTAAAAGGCCGGAAGTCTTCCACGGTGAATAATTACATGATGCTGATGGCCGAGATCTTCCAGTTCGGAGCTGATAACGGTTATGCAAAGGAAAACCCGTTTAGCGGAATTAACAGACTCAGGAAGGCTAAAGACGAACCCGATCCACTCACGTCAGACGAGTTCATCAGGTTCATTCAGGCATGTGGCCACCAGCAGATGCGTAACCTCTGGACCGTTGCCGTTTATACCGGAATGAGGCATGGGGAATTATGTGGTCTTGCATGGGAAGATATCGATCTCACTGCGGGTACCATTACGGTTAAACGTAACCTGACCCAAACGTATGAGTTCACCCTGCCAAAAACCGAGGCAGGAACTGACAGGGTGATTTATCTCATACAACCAGCTATTGATGCCCTGAGGGATCAGGCCCAGTTGACACGCCTTGGCCGGCAGTATGAGGTTGAAGTGAAATTGCGTGAGTATGGACAGTCCGTCATACAACCGTGCACTTTCGTATTCAGCCCTCAATGTGTCAAACGTGGACCTCGCACAGGATATCACTACGCGGTTAATTCCATTAATAAAATTTGGGCCCCGATAATCAAGCGCGCGGGTATTCGCTACCGTAACGCGTACCAGTCACGGCATACCTATGCGTGCTGGTCATTATCAGCTGGTGCAAACCCAAACTTTATAGCAACTCAGATGGGGCATACCGATGCTCAGATGGTTTACAAGGTGTATGGAAGGTGGATGTCAGAAAAGAGTGCCGAACAGGTTTCACTGCTCAACCAGGCTCTTTCACGTTTTGCCCCATCACTGCCCCAAAGCATTGTATCAGCACAGTAGATAGCATTTAAATCAAGTGGTTAGCGGTGGTATCGCTACATTTTTATAA